GGGTATTTGGGGGATGCGGGGGTACGTTGCGAGGTTTTGACGCGGGTTAAACGGTAGAAGGGGTTAGAGTTAGAGGGGCGTGTTCGTTCCTGAATATGTGCTGAGTCCCACTCAGTTCCGCCCCCCGGAGAGAAATCGAATCCTCGATTTCTAACCCTATTGAAATGAGCGATGAACGCGATGCGCCTTGATTACGCGTCCATCCCGTTCATTTGGCCGGATAAACACGATGCGCGACGCACACTAAGGAAGCTTTCAACGTTTTCCGGGGCCGCTCCCTGAAGTGCCACTAAGGAAGCTTTCGCAGTTCTTTTCGCCACTCTCTGGGGTGGTGTTTCAATAAGGGTGACGATTCGGGTAGCAGAATGGCCATTAGCGCGCGTTCTTCGTTTTCGCTTTACTTGCTTTCTTGTTTTCGCTTTCGCCAGCGCGTATGGGGCATTTGGCCTTAGGGTCTCGATTCGGGTAGTAAAATGCCTGTCTCGCTAGTTTCGCTTTACTTGCTTCCTTGTTTTCGCTTTATTTGCTTTCTTGTTTTCGCTTTTGTATGGGCACGAGGGGTTACGCGCAAGTCCGGCTGAACTGGCGCGAAAGGTTGCGCGTAACTTCTCGCCGTTATAGGGCGCGTATCTAGGGGCCGTTGGTGAGAGGGAGACAGGCATCTAGAGAGGGGCAATTATCTACCCCTTAAAGTTCAGAAGGTTCTGTGCCCCCGGCGGCACTCTCTCGGGGACTATCTCTCTGGGTGACGATTCGGGCACTTAGATGCCTGTCCTTTACTGCGTCAAAATAACCGCGCCTCTAAGTCCCTGTCTCCCTCTCGTTGGTGACCTTCTCTGGGGAGGTGCGCTCTAGATGGCGTTGGGGGCAGCTAGATCACTGCGCTTTACTGCGTCAATTTTGACGCATTGAATGGCAGACATCTCCGTGCCTTTGGCGGCACCCTCACGGGGGTTGTTCTCTGGGTACCGTTGGTGGCACCTAGGTGACTGCCATTTGCTGCGTCCATTTTGACGCAGCGGGAGACAGCCATCTCCGTGCCCTTGGCGACACCCTCTCGGGGGCCTTGCGCCCGCCCGCAATACGGACAGAGGAGTAAGAGCCGGGGGCGCGCGTGAACGTGATTGCGTGTTCATCGTGCTCATCCGGGCCAATGAACCCGATTGCGCGTTCATCGCGCGCATGCGGCCCGATGCGCGTTTATCCGCGTTCATCGCGTTTAGTTGTATAGATACAGTGGGTTACGTGCTGTTGCGCGGGGCGCGAGGAGGAGGGGGGTTAAGGCGATCGTGGGGGCGGGCGGGGGCAGATGGGGCTAACTCCAGTGGAACGAGCGATGAACGCCGTGCGCTCCGATTGCGCGTTCATCGTGCTCATTTGCCCGGATGAACACGATTGCGTGTTCATCGCGTTTATCGGGGCCGATTTCTCTGATGGCGCGTTCATCCCGCTCATCCGCCCCGGTGCGCCCGGTGGCGCGCTCATCCTGTTCACGGCGTCCAGGGGGCGGGGGTGAGACGTGTGGAGATGTGAGGGGGTGGGGGTGGCTCCCTGGGGGAAATTTTCGATGACGGTCGATTATTTATTGGGATCGTGTCCGGCCTGGTTGCGTGGACCCCTCCCAAAAAATTATACAGTTTTTGCCCAAAGGAAATCTCGAAGCTCCCCTGCGTTCCCCACCCCACCCTCTTTCAATTGCTTTTGCAATCTCCCGACCCGTGGGTTAGACTCGCGGTATGAGTCGCGAGACGACAGAGGAGTTCGTATGGCCAAAAGATCTTCAGAGGGAGCCAGTCAGCTCGGGCTTCGACGCCGGGGATCTGGTGCGGTCAGCAAAGGAAGCGGCGGGTCGAGCCTTCCGGCCGAGGTTGAAGCGTTCCGGGCGCACTGGCGGAAGAAGCTCCTCGACCCGATCTTCCTCAACCACCTCGCCCGCAGAGCGCGTAAGTCCGACGCGGTCCTCCAAGAACTTATTCGACACGCGTTTGGGTCCCCGAATCAGCAGGGCGAAGACCCGTCCCAGGCCCCGCCCAATAATGTCTTCGTCGTCCAACTCAGTGACGGGCGAACCGCCATTGGTGCTGCGACTCCCGCTGCTGCTTCCGCATCAGGAGAAATTCTTCCTTGACCCCGCGAGAGACGTTTGTTGTTATTCAAGTACGCAGGTGGGGAAGACGTTCGTCTGCGCTTGTTGGTTGGTGGCTCAAGCGTGGACGCGGCCTAACTGTCTCGTCTCCTGGTTCGCCCCGGTTGAGAAGCAGCTGCGCCAAGGGTTCGAGACTTGCAAAAGCATCGCGCACGCGGCGGGGATCATCCAGGGGTCTCCTAGAGAGTCGGAAGGTTCAAGAGAGCTGGCCATTACCAATGGTGCGGTTATCGAGTTTCATTCTTGGCACAACCCGGAGCACCTCGCCGGGCCGACTATACACGCGTTTGTTGCGGACGAAGCGGGCCTCTTGACCAAGCAGGCGCACAGCACCATTTCCACGCGACGGTCTAGAACGTTGGGGCCGGGCCGGTACATTGGGAATCCCGGCATCCTCGGGGGGCAGTTCAAGCGGCTATGCGCGGCGGGGGAAAAGGAAGACCGCGTGCGCACGCGCATAAGCACCCACTCCTGGTCTTGGGAAGATTTGTACGAGGCGTACCTTTTCACGGGAGAGGAAGAGCAGGCGGCAGAGTACAAGGAGTTCATTGAGTCCGAGAAGGAAGTCCTCCCCGAGATGGAGTTCCGCCGCATGTACGGGGGGGAGTGGATCGCCGGGGAGTCAACGGTCTTTACCAACGTGGACGAGTGTACGTACGGCCCGCCCTCCCGCTCCGTTTTAGATCTTCCCCCCTGGAACGTTTCCTCTGTTGACGTCACGTTGGATCTGCTGCGCACCGATCCGTTTCCGCAAGACCTCCCGCAAGATCTCCTGCCCCGGTACGGGCGCTTCATTATTGGGGTTGACGTTGGCCAGACGAACGATTACTTCTCTGCGACCGTCGTCGATGACGCGCCCGCTCCCAATTCCGAGCACCCCACGCAGCTTTTCCGAGCCGTGCATCTGATGCGCTTCAGGGGGGTTCCTTCGCCTCAGCAAGAAGAGCACTGCGTCGCCTTAGAGCGGCTCTTCCCAAAGGCGGTTTTTATCGTCGAGAACAACGGGCCGGGGATCCAGTTGATCCCTCGGTTGCAGATGCGCGGTTTGCGAGTGGTGGCGTTCACGACAAGTAGCCAAAGCAAGAACGACATTGTGACGGGGCTTGCCGCCGGACTCCAGACCGGGGAGTTCACCATGGCAGAGATGCCGCCGCTTCCGGACGAGCTCAAAGCATTCCAATATTCTCAGAGCGACCAGATGCTCGGGGTTTACAAATACGGAGCGCCCGAGGACGAACACGACGATACAACTATTTCGACGGCCATCGCTTACTGGGGAGCTCGTAAGCGCTCGGGCATTTACGCGGGAGTCCACTAATGCGTATGGGTTTTCTCAATCGGCTTCGCGCCGTTGGGGCCGGGATCAGGAAGGCGATCCTTGAATTGCCTGCGGGCTTCGGCGAGGCTTGGCTGAAGGGGAACGAAGAGGAAGTCATTGCCCGAGCAGCTGGTGGCCGCAAGATCCGCAATCCTGCCGCCGAGCACGCGTACGCGCACGGAGCAATTTCTTCCGTCGCGCAAAGCATTGTGCAAACTCCGTTCCGTCTTTACAAGCGAACGGACAAGAACAGGGACAGCCCGATCGAAGCCGGGTCGGAGTTCAACTTGTTCCGTAAACCCAATCCCATGGATTCGATTGAAGACATTTGGGAAAAGACCATCATTGGTCTGTTGCAAAATGACCGGGGGGTCCTTTGGATTCTGGCGTTCTCGGAAACGAACCCCGGCCCTTCCGCGAAGCCGTCCGCCATTTTGCTCACCAACGCTAACAAGTTTGAACCCGTTGCTCCTAAGGGCCTTCTTATCGGTTGGAAGCGGTTAGCCGATGGACAGTTCTTCCCGGAGGAGCAGATCCTTTGGTTCCGTTACCCGGACCCGGAGGACCCTTGGATGTCACTCAACCCTTTCCGCGCGCTGGCGCGGAGCGTGGCCGGGGACGTGGAAGCAAGCGTTTTCTCGAACGAGTTCTTTGCGAACGGAGCGCGGCTTGGCTTAGTTCTTTCAAGTGAAGATTCCATTGTGACGACGGACCTTGCTAATGAGCTTGAGCAAAAAATTAACGCCAAGCACACCGGCCGGGGTCGGCGCTTCCGCAACCTTGTGCTTGGCGGAGCGCGTTGGAAAACGACGGACCATTCGATCAACCAGAAAGACATGGAGTTTATCAACCAGCGCAAGTTCACAAGGGAAGAATTGAGAGCAGCCCTAAGGATCGGTCCGCTTTTCCTTGGTGACGTTGAAGATGGTAACCGCGCCAACGTGCTTGGACAGGAGCGGGTTGTCTGGCGGCACACTTTGATTCCGATTATCCGGCGATTGGAGAAGACTTGCGAGATTGGTTACTTTGATCGTTACGCCAACGGGTTGCTTGGACAGTTTGACACGACCGGCATTGAAGCGTTGCAAGACGACCTCATGCGTCAAGCGGAAATTGGCGAGAAGCTTCTGAAGTTGAACTTTACTCCCAACGAAATCAACGAGCTCTTCGAGTGGGGATTCGAGCCAAAGGATTTCAGAGACACCGTCTTCCTACCGGCTACTCAACTTCCTGCGGAGGACATCCTTTCGGGAGGGTTGGAAGGAGTGCCTGCCCCTCCGCAGGAAGATCCGTCTCAAGAGTTCCTCGGGAACAACGTGATCCCGTTTCGCTTGAAGGCTCGAGAGAGATGGCGCGCGCATTTCAATCGGTTCATGAAGCACGAACGCTCCGTGCGCAGCAAGATATCGAACCATTACAAAGGCGTTCGGAAGCAAACGCTGGAAAGGCTTCGCAAGGAATTTGAGAAGGGAATTAGCGTCACGAACATCCTTTGGAATTCGAACGCCAGCGGAACGAAGCTTCTCTCCTCCATAACTCCAACGTTGAAAGCGGCCCTTGAAGACGGGGGAAATCAAACTCTTTCCGAAGCCGGCATCCAAGGGTCTTTTGATCTGGGGTCAACCGCCGCTTCCGATTACCTTTTGAGTCGCGCGCCGCTAATCCGAAACGTTGACTCAGCAATTCGGAAGACGGTCGGCCGTTCGCTCTCGAAGGGAATCGCCAAGGGAGAGAATCTCTCCCAGTTGCAAGCGCGCGTGCGCAAGTCGTTCAATACTTCGACGCGTCGAGCTCGGGTCATCGCGCAGACGGAAGCGGTTGGCGCGTACAACAACGGGAAGCAGATAGCGAAAAAGAAACACAAACTTACCCGGATCGAATGGCTCACCGCGGACGACCCGGACGTTCGTGACTCTCACGTAGGATTGGACGGAGTCACTCGCGACAACGATGCCCCGTTCCCGAACGGACTGCGTTGGCCCCATGACAGCGGCGGGAACGCAAGCGAGATTGTGAACTGCCGATGCACTTCGGAAGCCTTTCCAAACAAGGAGTAACGATGGACACAAGAGTTCAGAAGCTCATCGCGGAGTTCAGCAAGGGCGCGAAAGAGGGTTCTTTCCGGGGAACTCTTTCCACTGGCGCGGTCGATCGGGACGGCGATTTCATTGTGCAGAAGGGCTGGAATCTGAAACACTACAAGAAGAATCCGGTTGTGCTTTTCCAGCACATGGCGAAAGTCGTCGGTTCGGCGGACCACGTCGAGGTGAACGAGAAGAGCGGCAACCTTGAAGGAGCGTGGCACTTCAATCAAAAGATTCCTCTCGGTCGAGAGCTCACGGAACTTTACGCCGAGCGCGATATGCGCGCTCTGAGCGTGGGGTTCATGGGCACCAAGCTTCACAGTTTGGACACCGGGATCCAGGACGAGTGCGAAGACTGCCTTGGCGTCAGGAATCCAAAGACCGGTTTCTTTGGGGGCCGTCATTTCCAGAAGCAAGAACTTTGGGAGTTCAGCGCGGTTGCAATTGGTTCGAATCCGCAAGCGCTAGCAAAAGCGGCAAGTCTTCTTGCGCCGGAGGAAGGGGGCCGCGAGCTCCTGGACGCATATGATTCTCTGCAGAAAGTTCTTCGTTCGACGGAAAAAGAAGAAGACGTTTCCGGGCTCGCGGAGCGGGTGAAGGATCTTGAGACGCGTCTTGCCGCATTGGCCGACGTTGTCGACGGAGCTTACTCCGAGCGAGACCCGGAAGAAGAAGAAGAAATTCGAAGCAAGCAGGAGAACGACACTCGTTTCACGGAAGCACTTCTTCTCAGCGCAAGCCTGGCGCAACGGCGTCTGCGGCTCGACGAAGAGTAGGGAGCTCCGAACCCCCGTTTCACTTACCTATTCTCTTAAGGAGCAGCAGATGGACGACGAGAACAGCACAGCCCAGAAGGCGCTCGAAACCTTAGAAGGTTTCGCCACCGATCTCAAGACAACCAGAAGCGAGCTCAAGCTTCTCGGCGAGAAGATCGAGGCGAACACGGCCACCAAGGAAGACGTCGCGGCGTTGTCCGTGAAGGTTGAGGCCGCTGAGAAGACCACCGGCGATCTCAAGACGGAAATGTCCGTCATCAAGGCGGGCGAACCCGGTTGCTTGCGGGAACTTGCCGACAAGCATCCCTGGCTTCTGACTGGAATGCGCAAGACCGGGACCGTCCTCGATCTGCTTCCGGGCAAGGTCAAGGACGGCACCGTCGAGTACGTCCAGGCAATGGTGCTGGCCGGCTGCAATCCTTCGCGGTTGAAGGATCACTCGGTCGATTACCTCCAGAAGATGGACAACATCTCGAAGGAGATGGGCGAGGGGTTCCGCGCTCCTCGGGGGAAGGCCCTGGTCGGGGGCGGGCTGGATGCCCAGATCACCGCGACCGAGGGAGGCGAGCTGGTGCCGACTCCGTTCGAGGCCATTGTTCTTCGCCAGATGGAGGACAACGCCATCATCCGGAATCTGGCGACCAAGATTCCAATGACGGCTCACACCCACCAGATCCCCGCGCTCGACACTCCGCCGACCGCTGGGATCGTTGCCGAGGAAGGGACGATCGCTGCCGCGTGGTCGTCCGGCCCTTTCAGCCAGAAGAATCTGGTTGCGAAGAAACTCGCCACGATGGTCGCTTTCACCGGCGAGTTGGCGCAGGACAACGCCGTTGGGCTCACCGCTCTTCTGGCGACTTGGTTCTCCGAAGCGATCTCTCGTTTGGAGGACGCGCAGGCCATCGAAGGCGATGGCACCGGTTCCAATTTCACCGGGCTGGTTGCCGCTACCGGGACTGCCGCGGTAACCAACGGCGCAAACGGACTTGCGCCAACGTACGCCAAGCTCGTTGAGCAGGTGTTCGCCGGAGGCAAACGGGTCAGCCGCCGCAACGCGGTCTGGGTCATGTCGCCGACGGCGCTCTGGAAGATCCTTGCGCTCGTGGACACCGAAGGGTATCCGCTCTTCAATCGAACCGACATTGGTCGCGTTGCGACCGAGTCGCTGCAGTCGGGACAGAACGTTGGCGAGGGCAGTCTCCTTGGGTTCCCGGTTTTCACCGAGGACCAGATCGACATTGGTCGAACCGTTGGCACAAGCGACGACACTACCAACATCTACTTCGGTCCAATGGACGGTTTCTCCATGATCTACGGTGACCTTCTGGGGCTTGAGTTCGCTTCCAGCGACTCTCACGCTTCCCAGTTTGCCAGCTGGCAGATCACGACCCGCGCTTTGAAGCGGACCGGAATTCTCGTTGGGATCCCGGCCAATTTCGCGGTGCAGACCGGAGTGCGGATGACGTAGTTCTCAACCGGCGGGAAGGTTTTGCTCAGGGACCTTTCCGCCTTTCTCGGGGGAGGGCCGCCGAAAACGAATTGCCCTCCCCCTTCTTGGAGGCGGCATGAAATTCAAGGTGAACGAGATGGCAAAGCAGAGAAAAGAGGAAGCGCGGAAGCACCTGGTTGAACCGGAAAAGCCGCACGTTTTCCCGCTTGCGGTTTGCACTTCCAAATCTCATTTGCTAACCGGCAAGCCGGGGACCACGTTCCCGATTCACGACGAGACGCAATTTGCGAGGCTCGAAGCGGAGGGCATGGCGGTTCGCGTTGAGTCGAAGGAGGGCAAGACCGTCATGGCGGCGTTTGCGGCAGCGGCGACGGAGGCCAAGAAGAAAGCCGCGAAGGAAGATCGCGCGTTCAGTCTGCGCGGCGGTTCCAAGTAGCCATGCGAGCGCGCTGGTTGATTCCCTTGCTCGGTAAGAAAATCGGGCTGGAAGAAACGCTCTCAATGAAGAACGAGAAGCGAGCGGAGCGCTTGCGGCTCGCGGGCGCCTTAGAGCTTCTTGACGAGGGAGCGCCACCGCCACCCCCTACGCGGGGGGAGGAGGAGTAGGCCATGGCATGGATTGGTTATCTCGATCGAGCCGTAACCGTCCGGCATCGAATGGGGAATTTGCTTGGGACTGGAACCGTCTCCGGCGAATCTGCGAATCTTGGAAAGGCGCTTTTCAAACCGGATGGTTCCGCTTCCGGGTTGACCGTCGCAATTACCGAGCCGAACAGCGACGGTTATTACGACGCGACCTTCACGGCGACAGCGGTGGACGCCGGAACCGGAATCTACCGGCTGAGATTGACCAATCCCGCAGCTCCCCCCGCTGCCGCTGCGACGGACGAAGCGATCGTTGACTACTACGTTGAGATTAATCCGGGCCTCGCCGCCGAGACCTTGCTTCTTCTCACGAGCGTTGCGCGCGTGAAGGAACGGTTGGAAGGAGCCACCGGGGAAACTTACACGACCGCCGCTGACATTCTTCTGCAGGAGCTGATTTCCGAGACCTCGGGAGTTGGTCACGATTTCATGGGGCGGATCATTCCTCAGCAGGCGTACTCGCATTACTTCGGCGGGGACGACACTGACACGTTGTGGCTTGCTCAAGGCCCTTTGGTGTCCGTGGCAAGTTTAGAATCGGTTGACCGGGGCACGGGTTCGGAAGTGCTGGCCGCGATCGCGACAACGGACTACTTCGAAGACGGGCTTCGAACCGAGGGATGGAAGGGACGAGGGAAACTCATCATGAACCTTGGGGGCCTTTTCCTCCAGGGAAAGCGGAATTACAAATCGGTTTACACTGCCGGATTCACCTTCATCCCGGAGACGATTGTGCGTTGGGCAACCCGCCGGGTGCTGGGCGAATATTTCAATCGCCACATTGTTGGGAGGAGGCTGCTTTCTACCGGGGACAAGACCATTGAACCGGATTCCGAAGCGCAGCAATCCGATCAGATGAAACGAGCGCTAGCTCCTTATCGTTTCCTTCCGGCCTCCCTCTGATGGCCGCCGCTTTCAGGTTAGTGCTAATTGGCTGGACCGCGGGCATTCGCATGACGAAGCGTTTCAACGCCCGGTTCCGTCGCGATCAGAAGAAGCGATTGGCGTTTGTCGCCGCAACAATTTCTCGCGACGCTAAGAGAAACATCAGAGGGAATCGCACAAGAGCGCGGAGGAAGGGAAGGAAAGTAACGGCCGAACCAAACCAGCTTGGAATTGATAAAGGGATTCTTCGGGCTGCGCTTGGTTGGGACATCAAACAAAAAGGCAGGAAAATTGAAGCGAACGTTGGCCCAACGCAACCGATCCCCTACGCCAAGATTCACGAATTTGGAGGAGAGGCCGGTGGGTCGCAAATTCCGGCTCGTCCTTACCTTGGACCGGCGGTTGACAAGAATCAGCGGCTGGCAATAAAGGAGCTTGGAAGGCCCTTCAAGCTACTGAAATAATGGCGACAACAAACGCGCATCGATTGGCAGTGGAAACGGATCTCAACACCGTGGCCGGGTTGAAAGTTTATCCGGACAAACGAACGATGGGATTCGGCGAGGGAAAGACGTGGGCCGAAATTACGGACGGCGCTGGCGGATTCGGAGATTCCGATCAAACCGGCATCACGAACATTTCCGGAGAAGTGGAGTCCAGCATCGAGGTCCTTCTCACGTCGCAAGATTCCGTTGCTCCTTTTGCTACGATGTCAAATCTTCTGGATTTGGTAAGGAACGCTCTTGAAAAAGACGCCGGAACTTTACTTTCCGGCACCGGAAAAGTTTTATGGGTCGCGGTGGATTGGGATGCTTCTGAACCGGTCGAGGGCGTCGACGCTCCCGGCTGGCTCCAACGCAAGATTCAAATCCGCTTCGCTTATCACTACCGCAGAGGGAGCTTGTAATGGGACTTCGTTACGCAGGCGTAGGAGTAGAGAGCACGTTCAAAACGGGAGTGGTACCCACTCGTTGGCTGGAGCTCCTCTCGGAAGATCTGACCCTGCAGATCGCCACGGAGAAGTTGCACGGAATTCGAGAGTGGTCGCCCAGGAAGATCATTGAGTTGAACCGCATGATTAGCGGGACGCTCAGGACGAAGGGGAATTACCAGGAGATCGCGTTGATGATTGACCATCTCCTGGGAGATTCGGGAGTCGCCGGAGCGGGGCCGTACACGCACACTCAGCCGAGCGCTTCCGGGATCCCTTCGACGGGACGCATCGGCAAGTACCTTTCCGTTGGGCTGAGGAAGAACGAAGATTTGTATCTCCGTTTCTTGGGGTGCAAGCTTACTTCCATGGCGGTTTCGGCCGCTCCGGACAAGATCACCGAAATCGCGTGGGGAGTTCTTGGAGCGGATGTTTCGCTTGCCGACAGCCCAACAGCGCCAGTGTACCTGGACGACGACGTGATGATCCCTTCGGAGGTAACTCTCAGTTTCGACGCCGCCGCGCTTGATTGTGAAGCGGTGGAGATCAACGTTGAGATTGAGACGGACAATCCCCACCTCCTGGGGAGCAAAGTGTTTACTAAGGAGCCGGTGGAAACCGGGGCAATTGCGGTGGCTTGCTCCGCAACCTGTTTTTTCGAGGACCTCGTCCAGTATACCAAGTTCGCAAACGTCACGGACGTTGACGTCAGCGTCGTACTTGACACCGGCGGAGACGAAAGCTGGACAATGAACATGAACAAGGTTCGACTGACGGCTGGAGATCCGGCCATTGATGGTCGGGGCCGATTGAAGGCTACTTACGAATGGGAGGCCATGTTCGACACTACGGCGACTTCCAATTTCCAGAGCGTCCTGGTTAACGACCAGGCAGTCCTCTAGGAAGGATCGGCGGCGATGGGGAAGCAAAGAACCGAGGAAGTCACTCTCCCGTTTAGCGGAGAGAAGTACGTGATCATTCGTCCGAACGTTTTTCAATTGAAAGAAATCCTTGGGATGCTGCCTCTGGTGCAAAGCAGGGCGCGAGCGCAAGCGGTACCTGAGAAAGAGATTGATCGGCTTGAAGATTTGGAGCAAGCCATCAGGGTTGTTGTGATGCTCACCCACGCTCCAAAACTCTCCGCGGAAGACCCCGCTCCCGAGGGGCTTGTCTCCGTTGCCGATCTGGACGGATCGGACTTTTTCTTCTTGATCAGGGAGATCAAGAATCTTTGCGGGGTCAACGAAGCCGCGCAGCAGGTAAACCCTTCCTAGAGGATCCCGGATGTCTGGAGATCCTCTACTTCATGGCCAGGGATTACGGATGCCGACCAAGCCAGCTGAGTTGCTGCAATGGACTAAATGCCGTGGCGCAATTCTCGTTGGACTATTGGGCTTTCCGGGAAGGGAACGAGAAGCTCGAACAAAGGAAACGTCAAGGCGGAGTAAAAAATCGAACCGCGGAGCTCTTGAAACACGCTCAAAGAAAAAGGTGACCAATGGCGGTCGTTAGAGATTTCCGAGCGAGACTTACCGCAACCGACAGCGCTTCAAAAGTCGTTGTCGGATTTGGTAGATCGCTTCGCAGGATCGGAGAGATTGCGGCGGGCGCGTCCATTGCCGCGCTCGGCACTCGATTGATCCAGGGAATCGCTCGCGCGGCTGCGGAGATGGTGAAATTTGGCGCAACTTTCAACGCAAAAATGTCGGCAGTTAAAGCGATCACTCGGGCGACCGCGGTTGAAATGGGAGCGCTCGAAGTTAAGGCTCGTTCGCTTGGATCAACCACGGTGTTCTCTGCGTCGGAAGCGGCGGAAGCGATGGAGAATTTTGCGTTGGCCGGTTTCTCGGTCAACGAGATCTTGGGGGCTGCGGGTCCCACTTTGAACCTTGCTGCCGCCGGGGTTCTGGGGATGGGAGACGCAGCCTCCATTACTTCCGACGTTATGCGCGGCATGGGGTTAGAAGTTTCGGAGCTTGAAGACGTAGTGGACTTGCTGGCCAAGACCGCAAGTTCTTCGAACCAAAGGGTAGCCGACCTTGGGGCCGCTTTCGCGCAAGCCGCGCCTTCTGCTGCGATCCTTGGAGTGGACATTGAAGACCTGAGCACCGCGCTGGCGATCATGGCCGACCGCGCAATCAGGAACAGCACCGCGGGAGCCGCGCTTAAAACAACGTTCGCAACTTTCCTCGGCAGCCTGGACGAAGGGCAAGCCGGGTTGAAAGAATTCAACGTTCAAATTAGAGATACCAAGGGACAATTTCTTGGGCTCGAACAAGTGATGCGGAACATGGCGGACGCGGGCATTACCGCCGAGGACGCGTTTGAGATCTTTGGCAAGAAAGCCGGCAACGCCATGGGCGTTTTGCTTCGGCTCGGGCCGGACGCTTTCAAGAAGACGAAAGAAGGATTGCAGGATCGAGTGGCGTTTGCCGCGCAGGTCGCGGCCGATCGCTTGGACAATCTTCGCGGCGATGCCGTTCGTTTGAATTCGGCATTTGGAGAATTGAAAATTACGGCCGAGCGCGAGCTCGACGACGTGTTGCGAACCCTCACTCAAGACGCGACCGACATGATTGTTTCGTTAGCTGGCAACGTTCGAGAGTCCGAAGCGCTGCGTTTGGGATTCATCGGATTAGCAACGGGAATTTTGCAAGCCACGTTGGCAATGCTCACGTTCGTTACAACCGCGACCACGTTTTCTTCGACGATCATCCAAAAACTTTCTCCTTTCCTTAGCGAGCTTGCGAAATTAGTAACTTGGGCGGAGCTTGCTATGCTTGGGTGGTCCGATGCTTCCGGGGAAGCAACGCAGAGCGGAGAAGGATTCCTTGGTACACTCGCGGACACGATTCGAGCCATGATTGCGCATCTCGAAGATTTGCGCGCGGCTCCTGATTTGTACCGCGATCTTGGAAGAGGAGCGGAAGACGCCGGGGAAGGGGTCGCGGGACTCGGGGACCAGCTTAGCAGAGTCACGGTTTCAACAAAAGCGCAAATTAACGCTTTTGACGCGTTGTCCGCTTGGACGGAAGGCGGGGGCGCCGGTTTAATTCGAGTCATGCAACAATTGCGCGACGGAGTGCTTGAAACTACAAGAGAAGTTGAAACCGTGGCGCAAACTTTAAGTCGGGAATTTCGAAACGCGGGAGTAGGAGCCGCGGACGCGGTTGGAGACGCTCTGTTGTCCGCTGCGACCGAAGGAGGATTTGCTTGGAAATCTTTCCTTGAAACTTTATTGGTGGATTTGGCGCGCGTGATCATTAAAGCTTTGTTTCTTCGAGCAATTCTTGCGCTCGTAAGCTCGGGCGGATCGGAACTCACGGGCACCGGCGGGCTTGCCGCAAATCTTTTCCTCTCGAATTCCGGCGGAGGCTTCAGCGCTTCCGAGGGGTTAATTGTCCCTGGAACTTTCAAAGGGAGAGACAGCGTTTCGGTGTTGACTTCTCCCGGTGAAGCGATCTTGCCTCGCGAGCTCACCGCCTTCTTGATGGACGCGGCGATGGGAGGGAGCGGAGGAGGGGGAGACGTGGTTGTTTTCGAAGCGGATATTCCCGGAACTTTCCGCCGCTTCAATCAAGCGACCACTCGACGTAACGCAATTCTAAAGGCGACCAGCCTGACAACGAACCGCGCAAGAAGGGTGGCGAATTAAATGGGAAACAGCCGCATCAGTTTTGATCCTCCGGGCGGAACCGTCAACATTGATTTCGAAGGTTTCCCGATTTTACTTTCCGGCCTTGCCACGGACGACGGGTTTGCGCGGTTCTCAAGAGGAGGAGTCCACCAACTAGTCAAGCACGACACCTGGCAAGAGTACGACGTGATGTTCCCGGCAATCAGTCGCCCGGCCGATCCCGCGCGATGGGCACAACTCACCGCTTGGATTTCCTGGGTTTATCGAGGGAACGTTTTCGAGCTTCTTCTTGACGGAACAAAAAATCTAGACACAACGCTTGACGGGGCCATTGCCGCCGGAGCAACCGTCATAACGTGCAGCGACGACACTGCAAACGCGGCCCTTGACGATTGGATTTTTTTAGAGGACGCGTTAGACGTTTCCGTTTTTGAATGGGTGCAAGTGCTTTCGAACACCGGAGCGTCGAAAGGAATTACTCTCAACGCCAACACTCCGGTTGTTTTTGCTTATCCCGACAATTCAATTGTGAGGCAGGAAGTGCGGCTCGGAAATTGCGTGCTTATTCGCGACCGGCCTACTCCGCTTGTTGAAAGATCCGGCGGTCGAGGCGCAAACGTGTGGGACTTGCGGTTTAGATTCCGCACCGTGAGGACCCCGTGACTTTCGCCCCCAATCCGGCGTGGACCGCGGAGATTGCGAAACCCTCGCAAGAACCAATTTACTTCGCTCGATTCGAAGGGTTGGACCATCTCACGTTGGATCCGTTGCTTGACGTTTGGGACACTTCCACGGATCTCGTAAACTGGACCGAGGTTGGAACCGTCACCAGGGTGGCCACTCCTTACGGGTCAGAGACGTACTCGGCTCTAATTGAACGCGACGGAGGAGGGCAATCTTACGTCGAGCAAGTCGTGGGCGCCGATCCAACGATTGCGGGTTTCTCCGAGTATTCAATTACCGTGGCGGTTCGTGGCGGGACAATTAACAAGGCAAACGACATCGTAATTCAAAACGCGACCGGTTCAAATTTCTTGCAAGACGACGGGACTTGGAGCGCGGCAACGAATCATTACCAGATTACTGCCATCTCGACAACGGAATGGACTGTCCGAACAATTCGCTTTACAACCGAAGCGGCGGTTGCGGCGCTCACAATCAAAGTCCGAACGGACGGACACGCTGTTGGAGAGAACACCATTGTCGGATTGCTTTCGCTCAACAAATATCCCGGCGACTTTTCCACCGGGCCAGTCAAGCGACAGCACCTGCAGAAAGTTCGTCTCATGGACATTCCCTCCGGAGGCGGAGTGGAGCTTGATTCCATTGACGGCACTATGACAATTGGAGAAGTAGCGTTTGAACTTTTCGACGTTGACGGTTTGATCACTCGTTTGGTCTCCACCGAAAAATCCGGAAACGCCGCAACGGACGAAGGATCGCTACTTTCTACTTTGATCAATCGAAGGGTTACAATTTACGGGGGCTACGCTTCTTTGGGCGAAGGAGAGTATCCTCCAATTTTCACCGGGCTTGTCTCGGGGCCGGTAAAGTTTAACGAATTTTCGTACTCGTTCCAGATTTCCCAGGTGACTCGTTTGCTCGATTCCGTTATTATGGTGAACGCCGACGAAGACCACACGGTTACTATAGAAGGGAATCTTGTGAACGTGGTAGCGTCAATTCTGCGGAACGTTTTCAGCACCGACGATCCGGACTTCCCTCTTGACGAGGTGTCAGCCGCGACCTCGTCAACCGAAGTTCCAACGGGAATTGGCGTGGACGATTCGTTCTTGAATTTTGAGCAGATAAAAGCCGAGCGAGAATTGTGGCATCCGCACACCAACGTTCGGATTCAGTGGGACGCCGAAGTGAACGCCATGGATGAATTGCAAATTGAATTCATGCGCGCGTTCCACGCTTTTTTTCCAACGACCGGAGACGGCCGACTTGGAATTCGATTCGTTGTTCCTCCCGCGGCTCCTTTTGCTGCGCAAGAAATTAATTCGGCGCACATTGTCGAGATTCGTTCGTGGTCTCGCCGATTAGATCAACACTTGAACAAGTTCCGCTACTTTGGAGACTTTGATCTTGCGACCGGGGTTTATCTTTCCAACCTTTACGCCGCTGATCCGGTTGAAGACACGGACAACCGAACAATCACGGGAGAAGTGATTGAGTTTGAGGTGAAATCTCGCTGGTTGAAATCGAATTTCCTTCATTCAGATCATTCCGGGGAGCGCATCGCGGCTGAGCAAGTGGGCCGTCTCCGAGCTCGCTACCTTCGCACCCCGGTTGAACTTGAAATCGACGTTTTATTTTCTCGCAGGAACGTGGAGGAAGGGGACGTTGTAATTGTTTCCGATCCTAAATTGCCCGATATTTTTGCGGGAACGCTTGGGTTGGTTGGGCGCCCCATGTACGTAATCTCCTCTCTCCCGCGTTGGGCCGAAGGAGTTATAACGCTTCGATTGCTTGACACCGGTTACCAGCGCTACGGGGTGATTGGACCCGCCGGGCTTGCGAATTACAACAGCGCTACCGTCGCGCAAAAAGAGCGGTACGCCTGGGTTGGAGACACGGACAATACTGTTGGTTCGGGCAACGAGCCCGGCTACGTGGTGATCTAATGGTTTGGGACAATATTCTAGACGCTGACGTTGATCCGGATTCGCCTCTGACAACCACTCTGCTTACTCAAATCCGAGACAATTTAGTAGCGCTGCAGAATCAACCTTTCAGCTGGCCAATTGGGCTGGATTCTCAAACGCCGGGGGCCGCGGACACTTACGAGCGTCACACAATTTCTCCTTCGTACGAGATGGATCAGCACGTGCCGCAATTTGGAAAGAAGTTAGTAGCGGCGCTTCAGATGAGGACTATCTCGGGAACGGCAACCGCGGAGATGCGGATCAACGGAGAAGCGGAAATTTCCGACGAAGTTGTTTTTACGAACACCGCGTTCGAGCGAAAAGAATTTACGTTCGCGGATCTTTCCGCGCATCGAGACGCAATTTTGAGTTTCGAAATTTGGATCAAGCACAGCGGTCCGGCGTTGATTACTGTGCAAGGCGAAGGCCCCACTTCGCGTTGGGAATCTTAATGGCAAATCGGTGGGACGACGTGTCAGACGCTCAAGTTGCGGAAGGAGCGCCAATTACCTCAGGGTTAGTTTTCCAAATAACCGATCAAATGGATTCGCTTTTCCAAAGGCCCCTTGTTTACGAGCAAAAAGTTAGGCAGACTCCGGGAAACATTAGTTTTGTTTCGTTCGAAGAAATTGTTCGCGAGCCCATTTGGCTGCCTAAAACTTTTGACGGGGGAGCAACGCTTAAAACTTGGGTGCGTTTTCTTGCGTCGGGATCCGGATTGAATTGCGATCTTCGAATAGATCTCACGGATGGAGTGACCACTATTAGCGGCGGCACCATGGTGCAGAAATTTGTTAACACGGCCGGAGTTATTTACGGGCCGTTTACGAACGCAATTAGTTTTGCTTTTGCAATTCCCGGTTATCTTGACGTGATCGTTAAAGGGCTTGACGTGGATGGTTCTTTTGACGCGGCGGTTCAAGCGCGCATTTTGTACGGGTACGTGGACACTTTTTTGTAGCGAAGAATCCTTATCTAGGGAGGCGGGTTAACCAATGAAGAAATTTCTCCTTGTCTTGCTTGTTCTGTGCGGTTTTACGGAGCATTCCTTGGCGCAACGCAGAGCGCTTACGGACGCTCAGCACCGCGACCGTCACAATTGCGTTTCGGACCCGCCCGAAGGCGCTTGCACGAACGATTCTTTCTGCGTGGACGGAACAAGCGGGTTTCTTTACTACTGCGTGTCGACTTCTTGGGTTCGAGTGGCCGTGGCTTCGGCAAACGCGGAGACCTTGGACGGGCTTGACTCGACCCAGTTCCTTCGTTCGGACGTTGACGATACCGGGACAAGCAAGCTCACCCTTTCAAGCACGACTCCTCTGCTTCTTTCAGGGACGGACCCAATTTTTGCTTGGGGCAACGCCGGGGGAGGGACGCAAAAGTTGAATTTCCAGGGGGATCCTTCGGCGACCGCCGGAGTAGATTATGGATTCTACTCTTCGACGATGGGGTCCGGCTGGGAGTTCCAAACAACGGCTACGAGTTCCGCAAATTTGATCTCCAACACCACCGCGAGCACGATCTCCGCTTCGGACTTGCTTGTGAAATCTACCGGCTCCGGGAATTTGACTTTGAAATCCGACGCCGGGAACGTTGATATTCTGGAAACTGGAGCGGGAGACGTTACGTTTTCCGCGAGTGGTGGCAACGTTGAATTCCTTACCTCTCCAATTCTGTGGTCGGTAGCAAACCCAATCTTCAATTGGGGAGAAAGCGGCGCTCAAGATTTAAAATTTATCGCCGCGCTTTCCGCTTCACCAACTTACGAGTTCAAGAACAATAACGTTGGATCGTTTAAGTTTCAAGTAAGCGACGGCGTCAATCTTATAAACATGTCCCAGCCCGCTTTTTTCTTTGGATCCGGTTCCATTGGGTTTGTCGCGGTTGGAGGAAATCTTTCTTTTGATTCCGCGATTGGGGGAGAAACGATTTTCAATGAAGCGCAAGCGGACAGAAATTTCAGGGTAGAGTCGGACGGTAATGCAAACGCGATCTTCGTTGATGCTTCGGCGAACCGGGTAGGGATCTTTGATTCGACCCCGGACGTTGAGCTGGACTTGATTGGGGACTTCGACGTTACGGGAGACGTTGACGTTGAGGGGGACGTTTTCGTTGGGGCCGGACAAGACAAAGCAACTTACGAGGACACCTGCCATCAAGTTTGGATCCTTTCGGCGGACCCCGCTTGGCCAAATGCCGCCGGGCTTTTCTATTCGTTCGTTGACGGCGCGGAATCCGCAACAGAGAACAACGTTGACGACGCCTTGCTGCCGGGCGCCCCCGGCTTTCTTTTTGGTAATCTAAGGGTGGAAGTGTCAACCGCGCCAGGAGCGGGAGAGAGCGCGGCGGTAACTTTGCGTTCCGGGGTTGCGGGGGCTCTTGCGAACACCGCGCTAACTTGCACGCTGACCGCGGGCACCAGCTGCACGATGTCCGCGTCGGCTTCGGTTTCCGGAGCCCGTAGAATTACAATTGGAATCGTTACCTCCGCGGGAGCGGCCGACTCAACGGAGTTGATTGTTTCGTTATGTTCTTCCCCGGATATCTAGATGGAGCCGGGAACGTTAATTCCGCTGCTTTCCGCAGCGGCGGGCGGGTTGATTTGGCTCGTGCGATTGGAGGGGCAAGTGCGCAGAGCCAATGAATGCGTTGTCGCGCTTGAAGAAAAAATTGGAGACGCAGTCAAAGCGGCGGCACATTCCGCCGCTCACGTCGAAGAAGCGGCGTTGAGACTGGATGCCGCAAGAGAAGCAACGGTTCAACGAATTGAAGAGAAGATGGAAGAGCAAACGCTTGACGTTGTTCAACGATTGGCGGCTTGCGAAACTCAGCTCACCATGCTGGTGAACGGGAGAAGAAAATGAAACAGCTTTGGGATTCTTTCATGAACGACGGAGCCGCTACGAAGAAATGCCTTCGCGCAATCCTTGGAGCCGGGGGAGTTGCCGCGTCGGCGGGAACTTTACCGGTGGACTTGCCCCCGTGGCTTGCCGCGCTGATGGTTTTCGGAGCGCTGATGATTCGGGCCGGGAAGCCGGAAAAGGAGAACTAACTTCTCGGTCAACAGTTGGCCCCCCCAGGGGGGCCGTTCTTCCTTTCCTTTATGAATGAATGAATTTTAATTTCCTTTAAAAGTAGTTACTCCGTTCCCTCCCCCTCACCCCCCCAATCCTTGACCGAGAATAATTCCCCCTGTCAGCCGTCACGACGCCTCACGGTGAGAGCGTCAAAAAATGAAAGGATTTGGAAAGTCTAAAAAATTTATTTTGAGATGTCCATTGTTCTCATTGCTTTCCTGACGCGTTTTTCTTTTGCTTTTTGCCTTGAATTGCCTTATAATAAGGGTATGGTTAACGCAACAAAAACCCGCTCCCAAGGAGAAAACAAAATGGCAAAGTTCACAATCGACCTCAGCACCGCTTCCGGACGCACCGCGCTTTTCAACGTTGGTCGTTTCTTCTCGCCGACCGGCACGGTTCATCGTCGCCGGGGATTGACCGGCGTGCAATGGAAGATTTTCCGGGCCGTGTTCTCCGGTGAAGCGGTTGATTCGCACGCCCCGGATGACGACGTGCTGGTCGTGTGGCGTTTCGTTGACAAGCTTGCCGACTGCCTCGGTTTCGAAGAGTCCGACGACAACGTCGATTTCAACGAGTGCATCGGGCAGCTGGAGATGACTTGCGACGAGAGGGGGCTGCTCTAATGGCCCGGTTCGTCACTATGATGCAGAACTACTGGGGGACGGGCATTTCCGTCGCGGGGTCCCTGGCAGCCGCCAGGGACGCCGGGGGCGAGGGAAATTTCATCACCTATCAACTTCCCGAGGGAGCGCGAGGCGTTCGGGTTAACGGCGTCACCGGGGTTGTGTCTTGGACCGGAGCGTCGAGCCCTTGGAAGGAGGTGGCCCGGAATGATTAACCAACGCATCATCAAGAAGGTCGGAAAGCTTCTCGCTCTTGGCGCCGCCGGGAGCGGAGGAACCGAAGCCGAAGCTGCGTTGGCATTGCAGAGAGCGCAAGAATTACTGGAAGCGCACGGGCTTACCATGGCCCAAGTTCAAGCGTCCCAAGGGAAGGGAGGGAAGCTCAATTTCCGAGTCAATGAAGCGGTTGCTTATCGGCAGAAGAAAAACCATTTGGCGCAATTCGAGCAAGGACTCGTCGCCACTACCGGGAAGCTCACCGAGACCGTCCCGCTCATCGCGCGGCTTTCGAATGAGCCGGGCCTACGGGTGATTTTCGTTGGCGAGGAAACCGACGTGATGGTGGCCACCGAAATTTTCGCTTGGCTTCAGAACGACGTTCGTCGCCGGGCCAGGAGGTACGTCGAGCAAGCGCAGCAGCTCAACCAACGTCTCTTTGGGGAAAACCCAGCCCGCAAGAAGGGGTGGAGCCCATCGCATCGTTCGTTCGCCGAGGGATACGCGGCTCGGATGTATCAACGAGCAGTGGCGCTTCGCGACCGGGAGCGCCCGCAAACATACGCGCTTGTCCGGGTCGGCAAGAAGGAAGAAATTGCTCGATACCTCGCAAAAGAGAACGTTAAGGACCAAAAATCGAAGCGGCATCGGGGAAAGATGGACTATGCGGCAATGGCCGCCGGGGCCGCTCAAGCGGAGAACCCCTCTCTGAACTTCCGCCGGGGCCTCAAGTAGAATCAAAAACCGGGGAGGGGGGAGTGGCCCCCCTTCCAAATTTTGGAGGGTTTAGAATGGGCAAGGCGGCTTTAGCGCACGTTATCCTCGGACGAAACGTCGAGGTTCACTGGGACGGTACGAAGCTGGTCCTGGAAATCGAGACGGACCTCCGAGGCATCCCGAGCAAGAATCAGAACAACGACAATTTCACCGTCGGCACAACCGGCGGGAACCAGCTTTGCCCGGAGCCGCCGGGCGGATGGCCGAGCGACCTGGAGTGCAAGCTCGGCGTCAATTTCTACAGGATGGGCGACATCACCCCCGGCGACCCGGTGGAGACGGAGGAAGAATAGCCACGGTCAACCGTCACGGTGGCTCCCAGCGCGCGCCGTGACGGTTGACGCTCCGGAGGCGCTTTTCGACACGTTTGGAAAGCACTGAAAAATTTATTTTGAGATGTCCATTGTTTTCATTGCTTTCCTGATGCGTTTTTCTTTTGCTTTTTGCCTTGAATTGCCTTATAATAAGGGTATGGCAATCGGGAAACAAAATCGGAAAGGAGAGAAAAAAATGGCAACCCCGGCAGAAGAAAGAACGTTGGCGCGCAAGGCGCTGGCGGAAATGCTGAACACTGCAATTGAGCAAATTAGCGTCGACGCGCAGAACATCCTCGATGACCGCAACATGGGCGGTTACGGGCGCGATGACGACGAGACGGTGGGCAAAGAATTTGACGCCGTCATGGCTCCGCTGCAAGCTTGGGTGGACGCTCAGAAGTAAAACCTCGGGGGGGTTTCGGCCCCCCCGCTTTTGAGGAGAAAAAGAAATGGCCAAAATCAGCAAGAAAAAGGTGACGCGGCGGGGTTCCAAGACGGCCGAGGGGACGCCAACCTCTCGCTCCGCCCGGAAACCTCGGGTCCGCCGGAAGGGACCTCGCCGCGACCCGGCTCGACAGGCGCCGGGGGCCGCGTGGGGCTTTGTCAACGCGTTCCTCAAGGAATGCAAAGAGCTCGACCGAGACGCGGTTGACAAGGGCGTCGTTGTTCATTCCGGCGACGGCGGCGTGCGGTTCATTAACAGCCGCTTGGGACGGAAGCCCAGCATCAACGATTACCGCTCCTTTCTTCTGGCCGAAGCGGAGCGCCTGTTCGGCGAGGAGAAGCACCCCAAGACCGACATGTTCTTAATGGCGTCGGCCGTGGCAATGGAATTGCAGCACCGGGGATTCAAGGCGCACAAGTGCCTCGACCTCCTGAGCAGCAAGTTTGATTCGCGCCGGGCAATGTTCCGGCAAATGAACTGGGAAGCGGTTCCGGCCGACCTGCGCGGGAACCTAACACTTGCGGCGGCAGCGGCCCCGTATGGAGGTTACACCATGGCGAAGAAGGCGAAGGCGACCGACACCGAGAAGACCAGCAAGCGGGCCAGCGGCAAGACGTGGGGCCTGGGCGCGGGACCGACGCTCACCCGGATGTTCGAGACGAACGAGAAGGTGAAGAAGTCGAAGCGCATGACGGACGATGAGATGTCGGCGTTCCTGCACGCCGAGTTCCCCGACAGCACGGCGACCTACTTCGACGACATCCAGCCGCTGCGAAGGAAGTTCAACCGGGGCGGGATGCCCGGCCAGACCGAGGTTCCGGACACGCAGTCGAGCCGGTACGACGATGACGGCAAGGTCGTGGTCGTGAAGCGCGGCGGCAAGCGCGCCAAGGCCGACGCCGAGGAAGCTCCCGCCAAGCAGAGCAAGGGGAAGGCCCGCATCAAGAAGTCCAAGTAGTTCCTTCCGGGGGGCCGGGTCGCCGGTCCCCCATTTTTTGCCCGGCCGACCCTCCCTGACAACCACCACGGCAGCTGACAGTGAGAGCGAATTTTCCGTGCCGCCGGGTCTCCCCGTCTCTCGTCCGCAGAGGAGGGGCTCAGCACAAACAACGTTGCAAGTGCTGTTGGCTCTTCCGTTTGCGAGCGTTTGGATTTTTTTTCGTCTTTTTTGTTAAGTGCTTAGCGCTTCAAGGGTTTACAGACGCGTTTTTCTTTTGCTTTTTGGGGCGTTTTGGTTTATAATTAAGGCATGGTTAACGCAAACAAAAAAGGAGAAAACAAAATGGCAAAGAAAATTGATTGCACGCGCTGCAAGGGAACCGGTTCCGCAAACGCCAGCGAGCTTCGCTCCAAAGGCGGGAACGGATGCCGCGCCTGCGACGCCACCGGAATCAAAGCAACCGCCTGATTACGAAGCCGGACCACCCGGCAAAGGAGCAAGAAAATGGCAAATGCGGCAATCGAAATTCTTCTCGGGGTTGACGCGGCGAAGCAGATGCTTCCCCAGTCGCGAACGTTCAACGGGAAAATCACCATCACGAACCGGGGCACCGGAGAGCATCGAACTTTCGAAATCAAGACCCAGGGTCCCGAGGCAAAGTTTGCACCCGGCGAGCGGGTCGTGGCGCTGCTGACGGGGCCAAACAACGAGCGGGACTACGCGGGATTTGGCTTTTTCAAGGAGCGCAGCGGGGTGATTGTCTGGAAGAAGAAGCGCGGCGCCGCCAGGCCCTCGTCCTTCGATTGGTTCGCCGACATGCTGAACGTGCTGCTTGGCGGCTTCCGGTCGGTGTACGGCAAGGACTGGAGCGCCTACCTGGTCCAACACGAGACCACCTGCCTCGTCTGCAACCGAACCCTTACCGAGCCCATCAGCATTCAGACCGGTATCGGCCCAGTTTGCCGCGGGAGGGCGTAATGCCGAGCCCGGAAAGTATCATTGCCGCTCGATTTCTTCGGCATTCCTTCAAGGACATCGACTTCGATTACGAACAACTGACTGCGGCCGAGCAAAAGCTTTGCACGCGGGAAGAATTTGCAACGCTCCGGGTTTGGATTGCTGAGTGGGCGGGGTCATGAACGTGCGCATGAAGGCCACGCATTACCGGGGCCGATGGAGTAAGGTGCACGCCGTTGAAATCTTCGAACTCCCGCGTCACGAGCGAGGGACTGGAGCCTATCTCGTTCAGACCCGATGCGGAAAGAAGGTGTGGATGCGTCAGGACTACCCGACGTTGGCCGAGAGGACCGACCTCCCGGTCGATTGCAAGTCCTGCCTGCCCATCCCCCCGGTGACACGGTGAAGACGCTCTTCGCCTACCAGCGGGCGGCCGTGGGCTTCTGCAACCAAGTCAAAAACCCCGCGCTCTTCATGGAGATGCGACTGGGCAAAACCCTCACCGCGATCCGGGCGCTCGCTTGGGAGCGAGAGAGGAAACTGGTTGTTGCTCCGCTCCCGGTGCTGGCAACTTGGGCGGAAGAACTTGACGGCGAGGGGCGGAGTTGGGTTGACCTGCATTCCTGGAAGGAAAAAGACGGTGCCTCTTCCGCCGATTGGATGCTCATCAATTACGAGGCGCTCCGTTCCCGGTGGAAGGACTTGCTGCATGTGCGCTGGGGAGCTGTCATCTTGGACGAGAGCACTCGAATCAAGAACCCCAAGGCCATCGTTACCAAAGCAATTCTTGCGGGCTTCACGGACGTTAACCGGCGTTTCCTCCTCTCGGGCCTTCCGGCCCCCGAGGGGGATTTGGATTACGCCTGCCAGATGCTGTTCCTGAACGGCTCGTTCCTCGGTTGCAAAAATTATTGGGAAACCCGCGCTCGGTACTTCCGCAAGGCCGGATACGAGTGGCTCCCCCGGCCGGGGCTCAAAGCCAAGCTCAAAGAATACTTGGAGCAGCGGGCCTTCGTGCTGACCCGGAAATCGGCGGGCGTTGGACGGCAGAAGGTGCATTCGAAGCGGGTCGTTCCTTCGACCCCCCGGCAACGCAAGCTCACCGCGGAGGTCAAGAAGGAATTCCGGCTCAAAGAAGACCGGACAAAGTGGGTAACCACAAAGTTCATCTGGCTGGCCCGGATTGCCGGGGGGCAGCTGGCTGACGGCGAACAGATTAGTGATGAGAAGTCCAAGGAGCTCGTCTCCCTTCACAAAGGCGAACTTTCGGGCCAGTCCCTCGTCGTTTTCTTTCGTTTCAACAAGGAGCTCCAGGCGGTCCGACGGTACCTCGGGCAAAAAGGAATCAAATGCTGCGCCCTTACCGGGGCGACCAGCAACGAGGAACGAACCGAGGTGAGACGCCGGTTCCAGCGCGGAGCGTTCCCCATCCTCTTGGCGCAAATCAAGGTCGCGAAATTCGGGCTCGACCTGAGCCGGGCAAGCACCGCAATTTATTACTCAAATTCCTACTCGCTTGAGGAGCGGGCGCAGACCGAGGACCGTATTATCCACCCAAAGAAGAACGAGCCGCCACTTTACATTGACCTGGTAACCGCGGGTTCCGTTGACGAACAAGTCGTGCGTATCCTGCAAGAAAAGAACTTTGAATCAAGGTTCCTTTTGAACAGGCTCGCGAGGGAGGTCGAAGCCGCATGGACTTGATGACGTTTGGAAAAGCAGCGAAGAGAAAGCGCGGCCCGCTTCGGATCTTCCTTGACCCCGGCACTAAGCACACGGGGGGAGCGGTGTGGGAGCCCGAAACTTGGAAAGCCCCCGGCCCCCGGCCCCCGGATAAGACGTTCCTTTGGACGCAGCGCAAGCACGATTGGCAGGAACGAGCCGAGGAGCAAGCGCATAATTTGAACGAACTTTTGGAGCAGGTTCGTTGCCGGGCGACTGTTCACTGCGAGCTTCCGGCGTTTTTTGGGACCGGCGGGGGAGAAGTTGTCGCAAGTTCCGGGGCGCTTGTGAAGCTTTCTATGCTTGCGGGCGCGTTCCTTGCAACCGCCGCGTTGAACGATGCAAAATTCGAACCGATTCCGGTTCGCGATTGGAAGGGGCAGCTGCCAAAGAACATTGTCGAACAACGAATTAAAGAATTCTTAGGAGAAACGGCATGCCGAAGTTACGTAAAAGACGTTTGGGACGCGGTGGGAATCGGCCTGTTCGTAAGAGGAGACCTCTTCCAGTAAAGCAAGCGCGCGACTTTGACGCGTTGAAGAGCGAATCCGAAAAGCGAGCGGCAAGCAACGTCATTCGCGTCTCCGCGTCTAAACTGTCCCGCTTTTTGGAATGCCGTCAGAAGGTGGCGTTCGGGATGGCGGGATGGAAACTGAAAGTCCAGAAGGATTATCGAACGTGGGGTTCATTGTTTCACGCGTCGGTTGAATTGGCCGGTGCCAAGAAATTGAAGGGGGCCGTTGCCGCGCAGCGCGTTTGCGAGATGCATCGAAAGGAAGTCGGTGGCACTTGGGGAGCAAACCAAGAACAGGCGCACGAGGTAATGCAAGCGCAGCTGGAAGCGACCGTCCCGGCGTATCTTCGGAAGTGGAAAAAGGACGACGCCAAGGTTGAAATCCTTGAGAGAGAAATTGAATTTGAAGTGCCGTGGACGGAGCGCGGCAACCAAGGAATTTCTCTCATCGGTTTCATGGACGGCCGATTGCGACGCGTTTTTGACAGCGCGCTCGGTGTGCTTGAGGAAAAAACGTCAAGCCGAATTAACGAGGTGGAAATTATGGAGACCCTGGAACGGGACTTCCAAACGAATTTCTACCTCGTTGCGCATCGCGCTTTGTGGGGCGAGCCCGGCTTCGTTCGTTACGGCGTGACCCGGCGTTGCGGTTTGAAACGCGGGACGAGCGGGAAAAGAAAGGAGACCATCGACCAATACCGCAATCGCGTCGCGGAACACATTGCAGCGGACCCCGGTAATTACTTCCTTCGTTTCCACCTTGACACCGATGCCGACGAGCTGGAAAATTTTGAGAAGGAGTTAAGCTGGATCATCGGAGACTACAAACATTGGTTGACCACGGGACAACCGGTTCGAGCTTACGGCAATCCGTGCTTAAATCGTTACGGCCGGTGCGAGTACCTCCCGCTTTGTTTCAACGGAGAAGAGTACCTTTACACGAAGGAGAAGCATGCCCCCAAGACGAAAAAAGCAAAAGGGTAAGAAGGGGAAACAAGAGTCCCTTCTTTCGGACGAGCCTTACTACGCAAGCAGCGACCTGAGCACGTGTTCCCACTTGCTTACTGGAAAGGAGAAAATTGGAAAAACGTCGCTCGCTTCAATGTTTGAAGACTGCGTCTTGTTCGCAACGGAACCGGGGTACAGCGCTCGTGACTGGAAGCGCCGACCGGTGGACATTACCAAGTGGACAACGTTCAAACGCGCGGTTGACGAGCTTGAAGAGCGGCCGGACTTCGCGAAGCAAGTCGTTGTGGACACGGCCGACCTTCTTTACGTTGGCTGCAGGAATTTCATCTGCCGCAAGCTCGGCATCACTCATCCTTCCGATGAAGAATACGGCAAGGGCTGGGACCTCATCAAACAAGAGTTTGGATTTCACTGCGCTCGGCTGGCCGCGCTTCGACCAACGATTTGGATCTCGCACGTGAAGGTCGCCGACATCAAGCGGAAGGGAGGAGAGACCACGCACAAAATTGTTCCAACAATGTCCAACGGAGCGCGGGCCGTCCTTGAACCAATGGTTGACCTCTGGTCCTACATGGACTACGACGCTGAGACCGACAACCCGGTCCTTCACGTGCGTGGCGACGACCTTATTTCCGCCGGTCATCGCTTCGAGAATCACTTCGTTGGCGTCAAGCGAATTCCAATGGGAGACAGCCCGGCCGAGGGCTACAAGAATTTCGTTGAAGCGTTCAATCGCACCGAACGGCCGACCAAGCGGAAGGCCACTCTGAAGCGCGGCAAGTAGCCGCGCGCCGGAAAGGGAGAAGCGCATGGCAAAGAAGTCAGGCGGCATGAGCTCGAAGCTCAAGAAGCTGGGGAAGAACTGGAAGGACGCGCGAAAGCGGAGCGCGGAAGGCGGGGACGGATTTGAGTTCCCTCTGGAAGACGGCAACTACGAGTTCCGGGTGACCGGGGCGGAGATGACCGAGACGCAGTCCGGGAAGCCGCAAGTTCACTGGCAGTTCAAGTGCACCGAGGGCGAGGACAAGGGCACGGAATGCAACGACTGGGACCAGCTACAATCCGAGGACAATCTGTACTGGCTGATGCGCAAGATCGCCCGGCTCGGGTTCGAGCCGCCGGACAAGGTCGAAGCCCTACCGGAAGTTCTCGAAGAGATCGTCGAAGCCGGGCCGACCTTCCGGGGCCGCGTCAAGACCAAGGACGATTTCACCCATGTGTGGGTGAACAAGCTGGTTGCCGGGGACGACGAAGGCGAGCCCGAGGAAGAGGAGAAGGACGAGAAGGAAGACGACGACGACGATGACGGAGTCGAACCCGAGGAAGAGGCCAAGTCCGGCGAGAAAGACGATGACGACGATGACGATGTCGAAATCGAGGTCGGGATGGAAGTCGTCGTTGAAGACGAAGACGGAGACGAGTACGCGGCCACCGTTGTCAAGATTATTGACGATGAAACTCTGCGGGTGAAGGACGAGGACGGGAAGAAGCACAAGGTGGACGTCGGCTCCGTTTCGCTTCCCGAGGAGGAAGAGGAGGAGCCCGAGCCGCCGAAGAAGAAGGGGCGCAAGGGCAAGCGGGTCAAGTAGTCCAACGGTCCGAAACCGGGAGGGGGACCTCGGTCTCCCTCCAAAGGAGAGATCCCGATGCGCGCAGTTTACATTGCGGCACCGTTTTTCAACCCGCACCAGCTGGAGATGGTCAAGCTCATTGAAGAGGCGCTGGCGGCCGCGGAGATCGAAGCCATTTCCCCTCGCAAGCTGGGCAAACTTTCCCCTCGGGCAACCGCCGCGAAGCAGCAGGAAGTGCTTGACGGGAACACCCTCGGCATTGCGCGGTGCGACGCGGTGCTCGCGGTTGTCCAATGCCTCAACTCCGACGGGACGGGACTTGCGCTCGTGGATGCGGAGAACGAAATTCTTCGAGGGATTGAGCTTCCCGACACCGGCACCGCTTGGGAAATGGGTTACGCGGCGGGACTCGGTGTCCCAACGTACGCTTTCTTTCCGGACGGCAACCCCGGTCAGCAAAGCGTGATGCTTCTGCGTTCGTGCGAAGGAGTGATTCGCGGCCAGCGGGAGTTTCTGGCTTGGACTCGAAACGCGTTCATCCCTCCGGCCTGGGACGGAGAGGTTCGATGAACTTCAGGAACCTGCTTCTCGGCTCCACGCAACGTCTCAGGTACGTTTGGAGATGGTCAGGGACCCCGGTGCTCGCCCGTGAGAGTGTCGCCGAGCACAGCTACTACACGGCTCTCTTCTCCCTTTTCATTATGGAGACAATCGAGCCGGAGCAGCTTGCCGAGATCGACCGACACCGCGTGCTTCAAGACGCTTTAATCCACGACATGGAGGAAGCGATCACGGGGGACATCCCTCGGCCTTTCAAGCACGGCAACGCCCGGAGCTCGCAGTTCTTCTCTCGGGCGGGAAGAGACGCAATGAAGAGCGTGAGCGCGGAGCTTTATGACGATTTCGTCGAAGCGGGGTGGCTGACTCGGCGTTGGCAACACTGCAAAAACGACAGCGATGAAGGTCGCATCGTTCGGTTCGCCGATTTTTGCTCGGTGCTTTCTTACATCTGGCAAGAAGCGGAGCGCAACGGGCCGGTCCTCAGGGACGAGCGGCTTGGCTTGCAAGAATACGCGCAATCATTCTTGATTCCGGCGTACGATTTCATCCGGCCCCTTCCCAGGTTGGCCAAGGAGGTGGCGCTTGAGCCCGCCCCGCAGCCCTAAAGAAATGGAAGCAAGCCGGGAAGCTACGCACGGAGACGCAGAGAAGGGGATGAGGAACTTGGCGTTGGTTTGGACCGGGCTTCTCAGGGATCACTACCAAATCGAGCTTCCCCTTCTATCGCCACACGTGACTTCGCTGATGTGCGTCGGGCTCAAATTGAGTCGGGCCGCGCGTCCGTTCAATTTTACGCCGGACGATTACGACGACGCCGGAGCGTACCTGGAATTCGCTCGGCGCCTGGAGGATCCGAACCGTGAACATTCGTCCTGATCTCCTTTTCTACGGGAAAATGGTTCAACACCGTTTCCTGTTGGCCGGGCAGGTGGAAGTGACGTCAGATTGCAACCAGCACTGCAAAGGGTGCGACTCCTGGCGCGATCATCAATCGGGCAAACTCCGGGCCGCGTGGAGCGCGCAAGCCATGCAACGGCTCTGCGCCGAGCTTGCAGAAAGTGGCACGTTCGAACATCTCAGTTTGACCGGTGGCGACCCGGAAGCCTGGCCCCCGTTAGATGCGTTCTTAGAGTGGTTTGATCGGGACTTGGGACACCCCTTCCAGCTGCAGATAAACACGGCGCTGGCGGCACCCGTGAGCGCCGGAAGGGCAATCCTTTACCGGGAAGCGGTGGACGATTTGCGAGTCTCGTTTGATTCGGTCTCACCGGAAATTTACGCGCGCGTCCGGGGAGATCTGAAAACAACGCCGGAGCAGATTATTGGACGCATCGAAGACATTGCGCATCCTCGGTGGGCCGCGAACGTCACCGCCTATAAAGAGAACATCAACGCCATTCCCGCCACGCTGCGAGCGCTTGCTCAGCTTGACCCCGCTCCGCGCAAAATCATGGTAATGGCCGGCATTGGGGCCAGGGCCGGAAAAGACCTGGATTTCTGGGCCAGATTCGAGCATCTTTCGCACGTGAAATGGGAAGCGGAAACTTCATTTGAGGAATCCGCGCTCACGGTGCGGCGTTGGATGGAGGACAAGGGCTCCGAGGACGTTGCTTGTTACGCCGGACGAAGCACGTTCCACCTCAAGGCGAATGGAGAAGTTTATCCGTGCTGCTTGGTAGGTGGCGAGGCGCTGGAAACTCGGGGCGAGTTTAGTCTTGGCAACTTCGTTGAAAACCACGAGTACTCGCTCAAGCGAATCCTGGACCGCTCAACGCCGCAAAAGCATTACGCCAACCCCGCCCTTCCCTGCAAAGAAATCTGTCAGTACAAGCAAGCGGCGTTGAACGTTGTGACGAGCTGGGCCGTTAAGCAAAACCTGGCGATGCCTTAGATTCTCAACCGAAAATTATATCGCGAATTCGTGAAAGGAAATCGCATGAAAGCAACTTTGATCGCTTGGACCCAGCGCCCAGTGGAGACCATATACAGCATCTGGGAGGCATCGCGCTCCACTGCCACGTCCAATGTCCTCGACCCTGCAGTGCTGGAAACCGTTGCGGCCTCTCGCTCGTCTCTCCGGGAAGACATGGAAGCGCTGTTTATTCGGGTCATTGATTCGGGTATCCCAGTGGCGGAAAACCTCTCTTTCACTTTTCTTCTCGACGACGTGAGCGTGGCGTTCCGGGAACAGCTGGTTCGTCATCGGATCGGGGTCAAGGTCGGGGAATTGCTGGGGGTGGACCTGGTTCCCGGCTTGACCGACTCAACGTGGTGGGCGCAAAGTATGCGCGTTCTGGACATGTCCCAATTCGAGTACGAAGTCCCAAAGACGATCGCGGCGGATTTGCCGGTTCGCCGGATCTACGAGCAAACAATGAAGGCCATTCGGTTGGGATACCAGAGCATGATTAACGCGGGAGTGCCGGCAGAAGACGCTCGGATGTTGCTTCCCCTGGCCACAACGCATCGCATCAGCTGGACTCTCAACCTCGCGGCTTTGAAGCACGTCATTGGGAAGCGCGGATGCTGGATTCTGCAGGCGGGCTTTTGGGAGCCGTTCATCGAGGGGGCAGTGGAGGAGCTGTGCGAGAAAGTGCACCCGGCGTTCAGGCGGCTCATCGAACCGCCATGCATCAAGGAGGGGGAGTTCCGGGAGTGCCTCTTTGAACTCGACAATAAGCAGCGGCTCGCCGGTAAGGACCCGCTCCCACCATGTTCTCTCTACCTCGGGAAGGTGACCGGTTTAGACGCTCCGGACGAAACTGAACTGGAGCGCAAGTGGCCCCGGTTCCTCCCGATGGTGAGGCAATACAGCCGTCTTTGGAATCGGAACGCATACACGGGAGAAGCGCTCGTCCCGAAGCCGGCGGTGCCGAAGGAGGCGCATGATCCCAAAGGGTAGCGTCGTCGCGGTTGACACCGAGACCACCGGGCTCAACGCTTGGAAGGGCGACCGTCCTTACGCTATCTCCTTCTGTAACGAACAGGGCGAGACGGGGTTCGAGCGGTGGTCCGTTGACCCGCGAGATCGAAGCTCTCGGTGTCCTCCGCGCAAGTTCAGGCGCCTCCAGCGCTGGTTGGGCAACAGGAAAATCACGAAAGTTTTCCAAAACGCCAAGTTTGACCTGACAATGCTACGATCGACGGGTTTCACAATTGCCGGGCGGGTGGAGGAATTGCAATTCGCCGTGCACGCCCTGGACTCTCTGGAAAAATTGGCGCTGAAAGGGCTCGTTAGGAAGTTCCTCGGGGAAGACAGGACGCGCGGAGAGGGAGACCAGGCCCAGCTCAAGCGGAGCGTTATGCGCGCGCGCAGGAAAGCAAAGGTTGAGGGTTGGCCGGCAGCGGATCATTGGATGGCCGACGCGTGGCTCGGAGACCCGGAGCTGCTGGAAACTTACGCTCGCAAAGACGCACTGGACACCATGGTGCTTTGGCTGCATTTCTCGCGCGAGTGCAAAAGGGAAAAAGTGTGGAAGAATTATGAGCGAGAGCGCAATCTCTTGCGAGTGACCATGGCGATGGAAACCCGCGGCATTTTTTGCGACGTGAAAATTGCGTCAGAGTCAGTGGAGCGGGCGGAGGATCGGGCGGAGAAGCACCAGCGAAGCATCGAGAAGCACGCTCCCGGCTTGAATCCCGGCTCGCCGAAGCAGCTGTCGGAAGTGCTGTTCACCGACCTTGGGTTGGACCCCGTCACGTTCACCCCGTCGGGCCAGCCCAGCACCGATGCCAAAGTCATGGAAGCCTTAGACCACCCCCTCCCTCGGGCCATTGTCAAGTACCGGGCCGCTCTCAAGGAAGCGGATTTCTTCCGCAAGTACGGAGCACTCGCGGACGAGAACGGGATCGTGCATCCCAATTTCCGCCAGTTGGGCGCTCGCACCTCCCGATATTCCTGCGCCCAACCAAATCTGCAGAACGTCCCCAACGCCCTCACGACCAGAGGATCGGAACCGATCCAGGCGCGGACCTGTTTCGGGCCGCGCAAGGACCACGTTTGGTGGCATTTCGATTACTCCCAGTTGGAGGTCCGCATCTTCGCGGACGTGGCGCGGGAAGAGGGGATGCTAGAAGCGATGCGAGAAGGCCGAGACTTGCACACCACGGCCGCCAACCGGGCATGGGGGGGCCAGGGTAACCCGGCGGCAATTAGGGCAGCAGAGCACGCCCTAGAGCTTGACGGCTCCGGGTTAGACGAGAAGAGCCCGGAAGTCCGGGCGGCGCTTGATGAGTATGGATGCTTGGAACTGCCCGAAGACATTGCGTCGGCTTGGTTGCGGTCGTTCAGCTGGGACATTGTCGCGGCGGAAAAGAGCCTTCGCAAGAAGGTGAGCCGGGCAAAAGCCAAGATGTTGGTCTTCCTCAAGGTGTTTGGGGGCGGGGCCAACGCGGCCATGGACCTGATCGGTTGCGACTTCGCGGAAGCGGTTCTCACGCTGCAGGAATACGATGATGCCTTCCCGCGCATCTCCGAGTTCCAGGCCCATCTTAGCAGAGAGGCGATGCGGAACGGGTGCATCCGGACCAGGTTTGGGTACCGGCTCGGAGTGGACCGAGACAAGCCGTACCGGGCCGTTAATTATGAGGTCCAGGGCAGCGCCGCCGGGCTGTTGAAAAAAGTGACGCAAGACACGTACGACTTTCTCAAAGCGGAGGGGCTTTGCTGGGGCTGTACTTCGTTCACCAAAACTTGCAACCCGGAGGGCGCTCACATTGTTTTGACTATTCACGACGAGCTAGTTTTCGAGGTCCATCGGAGCCGCGCGAAGAAGCGGTTGGCTCGCCGAATTCGTTCGATTATGGAAGACCATGGCGGGGCGCTTGGCGTGTCCGTCCCGGTAGAGATGGCGATCACAAAGGATTTTTGGGTGAACAAGAGAGGAGCGAAGCTCGATGGGAGATAAGCGGAAAAACAAAACGATGGTGCAACGCCGGGACCTCGTGGCAGCGATTTGCCAGAAAATTGGGCTGAGCCGCACCGCTCCCGAAGCGGACAATTTCTCGAAACGGGAGTTGCTCCACATTAGCGCTTGGATCGACCGGGCGGTTGTTTGCACGAGCAGCGCGCACGCTTACGACTTTGTGGCCCCGGAACGAAAGGGTCGCAATGGTCAGTGAGAAGGCGCTCCGCGCAATCCGGGGTTTCGTTGCCCACGGAGTGGAGCCGGAGAAGGAGGTGGGCAACCAGGTGAAGTGTTTCTGCCCGTTCTCCAACAAAGAGGGGAAGTTCTTCGTCAACCCCGAGACGCTGCTTTGGGACAGCAAGACGGCGGGCGTGAGCGGGAACTTCCAAGCCTTTTTGAAGCTCGTGGGCAAGCTCAACGTGCAGAATTCGAGCAGCAAACAACTCGGGCGGTTGGCCAAGGATCGAGATTTGCCAGTGGCGGCTTTTCACGGTTGGAACGTGGGCTGGGACGGAGAACAATACACCATTCCCGTCACGGACGCAAAGGGCCGGGTGCGCGATCTGCGGCGGTACAAACTGAAAGGCAAACCGTACACAACTCCCGGCGCTGAAAACTGGTTGCTTGGCCACGACAAGCTCAAGCGTGCTTCCTCCGAGCCGGTCTACTTGTGCGAAGGGGAGTGGGACGCTATCGCGCTTTCGTGGCTTCTAAAGCGGCTAGATCAAGACGGAACGGTGGTTGGCGCGCCCGGCGCGAACACGTTCAAGAAGGATTGGGTCGGGTGGTTCCGGGGCCGCGACGTAATTGTTTTATACGATAATGACGAAGCCGGGCGGCAGGGAGAGGAGCTCGTGAAACGCAGCCTGCAAGGGCAAGCCAAGTCGCTCCGCTTCTTGGAATGGCCTCTCGCAGCGCCCGAGGGCTTCGACGTAAGGGATTGGATAGTGCGCGGCGTGACGCAATTGAAAACTCCCAGGGCGTGCTGGCGAGAATTGCAAAAGCTGCTTCAAGAAGGGACCAGGTCCGACGGCGAGAAGGTAGCCAGGGACGTCAAGAAGCGCACCGGAGGAAAGAAACTGCGCAAGGGAAGGGGCCGTGTCCGGCCCCCGATGGAATCGCTCCTGGGAGTCTACGACAAGCACCACGGGGGCTGGTTGGAATTGCCTTCCGATGACGTGCTCCCGGTGCTGTTTGGCACCGTTTTAGCGAACCGGCTGCAAGGAGATCCTCTCTGGGTGCTGCTTGTGGCTCCGCCGGGCGACGTGAAAAGTGAGCTCATCATGTCTTTGCACGGGTGCGAGGAAGTGCACGCGGTCAACGGATTAACCCCGCACGTGTTAGTTTCGGGCATGAATTGGAGCGGCGGAGCGGATCCGTCATTGGCTCCGCTCTTGGACGGTAAAGTCATGGCAATGAAGGACTTTACCTCCGTGCTCTCGATGCACCCCACGTCCCGAGACGAGATTTTCGGACAGCTCAGAGACATGTATGACGGTTCGTACGCGAAAATGTTCGGGAACGGAGTGGTCCGCAAGTACAATTCTCGTTTCGGCATCATTGCCGGGGTGACTCCGGCCGTCGACGGATATGCCTCGCTCCACGCGGGATTAGGAGAGCGCTTCCTCAAGTATCGCTTTGAGCGGAGCGGCGATTTGAAGGGGGAGGAAGAACGTATCCTGGCCGCCATGGGGAACTCGAACAAAGAGGTCCAAATGCGCGACGAGATGCGGGCCGCCGCAATGGACTTCCTGGCGTCCCGCGAGGGCCTTCCAATCCCAACGGTGTCGGCGGGGGCCACCAAGCAGATCGTGGCGTTGGCCATGCTTGCCTCTCGGCTCAGAGGGACCGTTCCTCGGGAGACGTACAACCAAGACATGATGATCACAAAGGCAACGCACGAAATCGGGACCCGGCTGTCCAAACAGTTGCTCAAGCTTTGCCGGGGCATCGCTTGGTATTACGATTCCAAAGAGGTCGACCAACGCTGCCTTCGGGTGGCCGCGCAGGTGGCGATCGATTCCTGCACGGACAAGGTCGCAGAGATCGTGGCGGTGCTATCCGGTCTCCGGGGCCGGGAAGCGTACTCAACTAAGGAAGTGTGCGAGCTCTCGGGCAAGCTGACGCTTTCAACGGTGTTCCGTACTCTGCAGGATTTGCAGCTTCTGGGCATTGCCCAGCAGCGGGGAGAAGGGAGATCTAAGCGATGGGTTCTCACGAAGAAGATTCGCAAGTTGCTCGAAGACTCCGGAGTGGTTTGGTAGAGACGTCGCTTTACGACATTGCGGAGCGGTACATTGGCACCAAGGAGATCCCCGGCTTCGAGGGCAACCCGGCTATCCTGGCCATGCTCACGTTGGACAATCGGTGGCCCGAGAACGACGAGGTGCCCTGGTGCTCGGCGTTCATCAATTATTGCGCCTGGCTGCTCCGGCTGCCCCGGTCGAAGTCGCTAATGGCCCGGTCTTGGCTGGGGGTTGGAACGGCGATCACGGACGCCGGGGCGCAGAGGGGCGACGTGGTTATCCTTTGGCGAGGCTCGCGCGGCGGAGACGCCGGGCACGTGGGGTTGTTCTCCGGATGGGACGCGTGGGACTTGAACGGCTCGGTTCCGGACCACCAAGGAAATGTTCACTTGCTTGGCGGCAACCAGGGCGATTCGGTGTCCGTTGATTCGTTTGAGCGGGACCGGGTGGTTGGCATCCGGCGGTTGACACGATGAACTGTTTATTCGGTTCATTTGCCCGGATAAGCACGATGAACCGTTCATCGTGTTTATTTGCCCGGATAAACCGATGACCGGCCCGAAGCCGGAGAAGCGGGCGGACGTGCTGACTGAGGAGCAGTGGAACGTGGTTGACAACTGGCGCAAACATGGAAGCGCCCTGCCACCCATCATCGACTACCTCGTCTCTGAGCTGTCCCTATGCAAGAGCGAGCGGGACATCGCACAGATTGAGCGGCGGCAATGGCGCAAGAAAGTTGGGCGGTTGGAGGAACGCCTCGCGATGAACGGTTCGTCGTGTTGAGGCGCTGGTGCGGCGTTTGCGGCGGGCGCATCGTAGAAACAATTCGCGTTGAGCACCCCGAGACTTGGCACGTCTTCGTTGTGGGGCTCATGCTTGGCTTTTTTGTCGGGTTTATCGTTTCGAAGGTGTTTCTGTGATCCGGAGCTGGAAGTTCAAAATCTTCTGGGCGATCGCTGTGGCCCTTTGCATCTTGGTCTGGGGAGCGGTGGTCGCCTGCGTAGTCTTTTTGGCTCAGATGTGAATTCTGGGCTTCTCGGGAGGGTTCGTATGAGCGGCAAGGCAGCGAAAAAGTCTGAACTGTGGGCGGAGGTCAAGCGGTTGGAGTCGGAGAACGCGGAGATGAAGCAGGCGCTCAACGTGGCGATTGAGACCGGCAAACTCATCTCCGGGGAGAAAAGCGCCGCGGAGCAGCGTTTGCGGGCGGCAGCGGTGATGCTGCAAGGGTGGTGGGGGCAACAGCACAAGGTCACGCTGTTTGGCCGGGTGTACAGGCTGTGGGCGGTCCCGGAAGCGCGTGACGAGAATTCCGTCATGACGCTTTCGCTCGTGATGAGGAAAGGGGGTTTGGATGCCGGTGGATAGGTGGATAGTATGCACCCGCTGCGGGAAGAAGCTCCTGCGGTGGCTCGGGAACGAGGCGCAGTCCGAGCGGGACTCGCCGATTCGGGCGGAGCTCGTAAGAGATCTGGAAGGTAATTCGTTGCCGCCGGGCACTCCAATCCCGGAGTGCGAATGCACGGGGGCCGTTTGGCACGGGTACACTGTGAGGCCGCGCTATGACAGCGTGTAAGCATTGCGGGGACACGGAGGTGCACATTGTTTTTGACGGGCCGCCCGGTCCGGAAGCGGGCCGGTTCGTCGAGGTGGAATGCGCCAATGGCCACGGCAGGGACGCGGGTTGGTGGGAGCGGCGGGGCAAGAATTGGCGTCTTGTGATAAGAATGGCTTCGTAAGACGTTTGTAAGAGCGAAACGGCCCTTAGGGGCAGAAAGGCAGGTTGGTATGGCAAACGCAGTTTCGGTGAAGGGCATGAAGGGCATGATCGCGAAGTTGGCCGACGAGGTCTTAGACGCCGCCAAGCGGGCGGCGAAGCAGGACCAGCCCGAGTACAAGTGCACCGGCACGTTCCGGGTCAAGGGGCCGTTTGGCTTCACCAAAGACGGGGAGCTGGGGGTCGTGGGAAGGGCTGACGTCGACTTTTCCGAGGGGGTGGAAGGTGTGGAAGCGGAAGCGGGCGTCTCGGGAGACAGCGGGATGGCCTTCTCTTCGTTCGGGAGCGGTGAGCTGGACATGTATTTTGAGGTCGTCGTGATCAAGGGGGCGGGGGCCTCGGCCTGAACGCGGTGAACGGTTTATTCGGTTCATGAGCGCGAATTCGGCCGATTACGTGTTTATCGTGTTTATTTGGGCGATGCGCGCCAATTACGCGTTTATCCGGTTCATGAACTCGATAAACGGGAATTCGGGTTTATGAACCGGAATTTGGCCGATTATGTGTTCATCGCGTTCATTGGGCCGAATAAGCGCGATAAACGGCTTACCGGGTAAACCGGCAGTGGAATCCGGCCCTCACGGGGCGTGGGGGCCTTTTTCTCTTGAAGAATCTGTTCTCGGTCAACGGTTGGGGGGGTGGGTGGGCGTGCTGTAAACAATAGGCTTATTAATGAAAATTAAAATTCATTCATTCATGAAGAGTTAGAAACTCCAAGGGGGCCGGGGGGTCTGG